GAGTTAGCGTTATGCCTTCCCGATGCTCCTGTAAAATAAAATGGCGGATTTCCATTTACAACAGAATTGGCAGACTCTCTTGCTATATTATTTATATCATTTAACAAACTTTTAATACTCATTAACCTTTTCCACTTATAATATTTCTTCTAGATATTGGCCTAAAATCTTCGGGGTTGCTTCCAGTTTGGTTTTGAGCAATATTTGAAGAAACTGTATTTTCACTTAAACCAAAACCATCTAATTTACCAGGTAAAACTGATCTGTCATCCACATTATAATCAGATTTAAAAGATAGTTCATCTTCTCTTGGTCCTTCTACTGGTATTGATGCCATTCTTGGCTTTCCATCTTCAGTTCTTGGATTTCTATGCCAAGGCATAAAGTTATCTCTATTTCCCTTTCTGTCAAGTATTGTAAAACCAAAATTATAAGTAAATATACCTGGACTATTCGCAGTTTCAGTATAATTAAATTGAGTGAAATATCCTCTAAAAGTTTCTCCTTGGTGATACATCTCTACGCCAGTAGCCAAACTAGCCAAGGTTGGAGTTCTGGTAAACGACTGTCTTTCTTTTTGCTCTGGAGTTTTGAAGTTTCCAGAGAACATCTCTCCAAGGGTATCGATACCATTTGTAACTTGAGAAAACAATCCGCCTGTTGAAAAATCTAAGGCAGAAGTTAATAGGTTGTTTCCATTTGGGTTTGATGATTGCAAGAGCTCCTCTTTTGCTTTTAGTTGCATCATTCTTGCTCTTTTTCTTAAAACATTTTGAAACTCACCCATTTCATGTCTGTATATTTCTCTCAATATGTTTATTGCTTCCATACCTCCAGATCCCGTTGATCCGCTAGCGGTCATAGTAGCCAATTGTTCGCCCCAATATTGAACCAGGAATCCACCTTTTGTATTTGTAGAGTTTGCCAACTTTTGCTCTGTAATCTGAACCTGCTCTGGGTTTAAATATAGTTGAATTCTCTTTTTACTTACGAATCCGCCTGCTGACTTTGTGCCAAATTCCCCAAAGTTTTCTACCCCAACAGAATCCGTAGGCAGAAAGAAAACTATAGTATTTCTTTTAATTTGTCCCATTTATAATATCCTTAATTAAATTGTTGAACTGCTCTGCCCTTGAACACTATTGTTCGGTCCAGTTTGACGATTATAGTTAGGGGTAGTTGAGGTTCCAGATGTAGAAACCTGATTTGTCACACCTTGATTATTCATGCTGCCAGTTATGATACCAGCAGCTCGAGCAATTTGGTTATAGAAACTTTGAGCCGAGCTCATAACTGTACTTCCGAAGTTTTCGGCCGCTCCAGTAAACCCTTTTATTGTTGATTCAGTACTATCTACCATGCTGCCAGCCACTACGTCAAAGGCGTCCATACCTTCGTTTTTATAATTTGGATTTATAGATGCAGCAATTTTTTCCATTTGACTGCCCATAGCGTCAAATGCATCTACAGCCAAATCTCCACCACCTTCTAACACTGTTTCTCCTCCTCTTCCGAGAGATGAGGCAAACATTCTTGATGATTTAGCCATACCTCTAAAGTTATCATTCAGCAATATGGTTGCCATAACGTTATTTTGAGTATTCTTTGCAATTCTCTCTTGTATTTCTAGAGTTTCATTTCTGCCTTTAACTTCCTCTTCAATCATCTCCTCTAGCTTACCTGCAGCGTCAACATCACCACTTAAAGATGCCGTATCTAATTCTTGTAACATTTCAAGTGTTCTAGTTGCAGAAGAATCATTCATATTGTACATTTCTTTTAAAAGACTCTGTTGCATTACAAAAGTTTTTTGTAATTCTGGAGACTCTCTGGCTTCTTGAACTGTGACTATATCATCACCAGTAAAACTTTGAAGCGTTCCTTTCATGGCAGATATCATCTCTCTTGCCATTGCAGATTGATCTCCAGACTTCTCTGCATCCATCATCCTTGCTTGCATCTCTATTGACGCACCAAAAACTCCCCCAGAAAAGTCCATGCCCCCTTTGGACATAGTTAAGAACGCTTTATCATACGATGTAGCCATGTTTGCAAAAGATTTAGTCAAATCCATAGCGAGATTTTTTGCGTTTTTAATACCTAGTCCAGAACTATTTAAAGACATCGCAAAAGCATCTAATGCTGGCTTTGCGAACTCTGCGGCCATTCCCATCTGAGAATAAGCTCCAACAGATTGCTCCAAAGCCTCTCTTACAGTAGTTATTGAAAGACCTGTTTTTTCTGCAGAATCTTTAAACATACCATATTGTTCTACGGCTTGCTGAGCACTTATGCCTTGTTCCATGATGGATCTAGTTAAAGTCCCCATGACTGACTGCATATCTTCGCCTGTCGCTCCAGCCAAAAGAGTTGCTGAAGCCAGAAGATTCATATCTCTCTGACCTAAATCTACTACCTCATTCATCTTTCCTATGGATAAACCAAGTCTTGTAAACCCTTCTGCATTCTTTAATAACTCTGGATACGATATAAAGGTATCTTTAAAATCTTGAGACTTTGTAACTAAATTTACTATTCCAGATGCAAATTTATCAGATTCATCAAAGCTCATCCCAAAAGCTTTACCTATTCCAAATGCTTGCTTTTGGAAATCTCTCAATGGTTTAGAAAACGAATCCATATCAGTTATAATTTGGCTATACGCAGAACCAAACTTTGCAACTGCAGTTTGCATCATCTGAAATGCTTCTATTCCCTTGCCCAACACTGGTATTGATTGCCCCATTTTCATGACTATAGAGCTATTCATTGCCTCACTATAATCATTTAAAGCGCCAATTACATTATTTATATCTTTGGCTTCCTGAGTCATAAATTTAGATAACTTTTCAGTACCAGAGACCATCTTGGATGTAGACTTATATACCTTATTTCCAACGCCTTCCAGCTTTTCACCTGCAGCAACTGCACCATTAGTCTGGTCATCAAGATCTCCAAGAGAACTTATTATTTGCTCAAGTAGGGCGGCTACCGTATCTAACTTGCTCATAAAAACCTCTGTATATTATATTCTACAATATATAATAATATTATTAAGTAATGTTTATAGCGTTAGCTATCTTATTACCATTTAAAGGACTTTCTTCTTGATCTTTTGATGCAGCGTATCTTTCTTTTATTTTTTGGACTAATGGATTCTCTCTTATTTTTTCAAATTCTTTATCTGGATTAAACTCTTCTTCGTAATCATCTGAATCTACCCTTCCATCTCTTACAGACTTTACTCCATCTGGATTAAAGAACATCGCTCCATATTCAGCCATATCTCTTTCTTTTTCAAACTCTTCTTTCTCATCAAGCCTTATGTTCTCAGCATACCACAAAAGTTCATGAGGGCTCATTTGGTCAAATATTGGATCGCTGATTCTTACTTTCCATATTTTGCACAATTTCCATCGGAGTCTAGAGTGAGACCCCGACGCTACTTTTTTACCTGTTCGTACCCAATCTCTTCTCTTGATTTATTTAAAAGAGTTTCATATTCTTCAAATAAGATATCTATTATAGAGGCCTGCAATCTGCCAAAAAAGTTTATTATTCCAACTTCTACATTGTCTTCATCTGGAAACATTTTCCTTGAGATATCTTCTACAGGAACATTATTTACGTGGCTTACCGATTCTGACACAGTGTAGACTTTTGCAAAAGCAACTTTCTCTTCATCAGTCATTCTCATCACTCTAGATACGAGAATTCTTTGCCTTTCTTCAGTCAGAGTATTAATTTTAAATGAAAAATGTTTTATCTTAACCTCTTTTTCTAATCTTCCCATAAACAAGAGGTCTTTAATCATTTTGTCAATTCCACCATCTGGGTCTTCGCTTATACTTGGGGATGACGGACCTTGAGATACCGCATTAGAAAGCTCATTCATTTTATCGAAATGTTCTTCTTTTACCAATGGTGAGCCTGGAACTGGCGAGGTAGAAACTACAAAATCTTTTCTTGACATAAAAACTCCAATTTTAAAACTTTTTTTTATTATAAACAGAAATATCACATATAAAAAAATAACATAGCAAAAATGCTATGTTATTTAATGTGCTAGAACTATATTAAATATAATTAATATGCAGCGTTTATAATTCCAGGAAAGTCAAGAGAACCTCTTCTTTTACCCATATCGGCATCAGCCTCAACAGAATCTCTCTGTTGTGAAGCAGAAATGTCTCTTCCGTTCTGAGTAGTAGACGCAGCCAATGAACCACCACCTCTTGTTGTTGATACAAATTCACAATCCATTGCACAAGATTCGCTAATTACGTAGTTATCTGCAGAGAATGTTCTTGATGCATTTGTAAACCAACAGTTATGATAAGTTGTTACAATTGCATTCTCATAATCGTCTCCAGCAAATGAATCTATAACTACAATGTCAAATGGAATTCTTTGAGATGTAACATTTCTCCATCCTCTCGAAAAGGCTTCAGTTATAGAGAGGCCATCGAAAGCGATTCTTGTTACAGATAAAGTTACAGTTGTTGGAGACTGAGGCACAATCTCTATTATACCATCTGTTCCTACTTCAGAAACTTTCTTAGTTGACTTTGATTGTGTTTCTTGAAAACTTTGTATAGCGCCAACAGGCTCGCCGTTAGCGTATACAATTATTTGTGTTGATAAACCAGTTCTTGATCTACCACTATCTAAAATACTATTTGTTCTTGGATATTCTGCCATTGTTTATTTCTCCTTATGAAACTCCAACTTCTATATCAATAAAGATATAATTTATTGGATATGATGGTGCGAACCTAACGAATACATTTATTTGTCTTGGGTCAACTTTATCTTGTTCAACCTTCAATCCTGTATATTCAGTTATTAAACCCTGAGAAACCAAACCAGACATTACGTTTGAAATTTTTGCACCAAGTAATGCATAAGTTGCATCACTTTGAACGCCACCAATATAGCCTTTTACAACTTCTCTAAGCACTTCTTTTACTCTATCTCTTATGAACATTATAGAAATCTCTTCATCTTCTATAAAGCCAGTTTGAGATGTAGTTCTTCCTGCTAAAACTCTACCGCCGCCAACTATTGGCTGAACAACTGTCGCTCCCACTTCACCCAAGGAATTCAATATTTGAGTGGTAAAAACTTTATCTCTTAGGATTGAAAATCCAGTTAAAGTCTTGTTAGTTAGAGGTATTGCAACATTTTGATTGGCGGACAAATAACCTCCAACCGCTGCAGACATGAAGAAACCATCTAAGAATGTATTAGTACCATTCACATTTCTAACAATTTGATCTGGGTACATGTATATAGATCTAGGAGATGTAAAGTTTTCATCTAACTTAAAGTTTTGCAAGTCTTCAATATTTTCATTTAATACTTCTTCTGGATCATCACCTTGGATTCCTTCAATTACTCCAATGTTCTCTACAGCTATTTGCTCATTTCCAAGTAGGGCAGCTGCAGTTACACCTTGCATAGCTCCAACTATAGCCATTCTCTCTCTTTTATTTGCAACAGATGACATCAATTCACAATGAGTAACCGCTTGTCTCATAATTGAAGATTTAGTTTGAGTAGGCAAAGGAACTACTATCTGAGTATTAAATGCTTCAAGTTT